AAAAGCCAAAGAGGACTGGCTATATGCCCTCATTGTGGATATGACTGCAGCAGAATTAACACGCTGGGCGAAAGCTCACCTAGAAAGACAAGGTTACAGATTGAACAGAGTAAACAACATTCCAGTAAGACGCAGGAAGGGAACGATAGAGAAAGGCTGGGCAGACCTGCAGGGATATACTAAAGATGGTATTTATGCAGCTATTGAGGTTAAAACAGAACTAGACCGATTAAGACCAGAACAGATAGATAGATTAAAAGATGCTTTAAATTGTGGAGCAAAAGTGTATATTTGTACTGTAGATGAAAATAAAGAACCAATATTAGTAGAATTTGCCAACACTCCGTTCTGATATTTTAGTTGAGTTTTGGAATTCGCAAGAGGTTAACGATGCGATAGGAAAGATGCACCCTGTAGAGTTGCAAGACGAATTAAAAAGTGAACTTTTCTTAATACTAGCAGAGATTCCAGAGCAAAAGCTGATAGACCTTTACGAAAAAAAGCAGTTAAGGTTTTATGTAGTACGAATAATGTTAAACCTAGTTAGAAGCACAGACCATAAATTTTATAAGAAGTTTAGAAACTTTGTAGAATATGAGCCGATAGAAAAGATTGAAACAGAGCAGGTTGATGTTACTAGTTATGTAAGAGAACACTACGAGGATTTATATTGGTATGAGAAAGAGATTTTAAGGTTATATACTTTTGAGTTTGACTGCAACGCTAAAAAGTTAAGTCAAGCTACTGGGATTCCTTATATATCAGTTATAAGAACTTTGAACAAAACTAAAAAAGAACTTAAATCTAAAATAAGAGGATGGTAATTATAGCAGCAGTATGCTTTGCGGTATTCTTTGTAGATATACATAGATTCTACGCTAAATGGAAATTAAACTTTAAGCCTTTTAATTGTGCTTCTTGCCTAGCTAGTTGGACTGCATTAGGTTTATATTTCTGCCCAGCTATAATACAAGAGATTGTTTTTGTGATGTTTGTTTCTGGAGTATCTGCACCAATAATTAAAATATTAATAGATATAATATGGAACAAGAGCACAAAGACTACCTAGAGCAAAACATAGGTAATTACCATACTTGCCAGAATGGGTATATAAGAAACCTAGACATTCACCTTCTGAATATGTACGAGCATATCTACAGAACATATCTAGACCCACAATTTGTATTGACAAAGTGGTGTTCTAGTTGTGTTATGGATTGCGTACAAAGACTTTATGCTTATTATCTAGCATTACCACAAGAGCAGGTTCAAGAATTACCAAAGAAAAAAGGCAGACCTAAAAAAAATGAGAATACTAGGAATAACACAGAAGCATAGTGGAGTAGGATGGCACAGGATAATGATGCCATTAACACACATGAAAAAAGACTATTGTCTAATTACTGACTTATTAAATGACGAAGTTTTAGAGAAAGGCTTTGATATTGTTGTTATAAATAGGATGCTCAACATAGAACCAGAGCAGATAGAGAAATGGAAAGCTAAATACAATTTTAAGTTAGTAATTGATAATGATGATTACTGGAAGCTAGACGCTACTCATGTTTTATATCAACGTTACCAAAACGGAAATATAGCTAATAAGATAACTAACTATTTAAGACTAGGGGATATAGCAACTGTAACGCATGAAAGATTAGCAGAGGAAGTATATCCTTATAATAAAAATGTTCATATTATACCTAATGCTTTACCATACGGAGAAGAACAATATTTAGAAAATAAAATACCTAGCGATGTAGTTAGGTTGTTTTGGTCTGGTTCAGATACTCACCAGCATGATTTAAAAATATTAAAAGAACCTGCAAAGCGTTTAACAAGCCTTCCAGTAAAAATGGTAATGGCTGGTTATGTAGAGAATGACGTATGGAATACAATGGCTTTTTATTTTAGTGCAGGAAGAAAACTAGATACTAAGATATACCGATATAATGACGTAACTAGATACATGGAGGCTTATGGTGATTCAGATATAAGTTTAATTCCGTTAGTTGATTCTAAGTTTAATGGAATGAAGTCTAATTTAAAAATTTTAGAAACTGCTGCAAAGAAAAATCCTGCTATTGTTAGTAACGTGCATCCATATAAGGATATGCCAGTATTTTATGTGAATAAACAAACAGATTGGTTTAAATGGATTAAACTTTTGAATAAAGACAAATGGCTTCGTGAGGAATCTGGAAGGGAGTTATACAACTATTGTAATGACAATTTTAACCTAAGTGTGATAAATCAACAAAGGGAAAGCATTTATAAGCAGTTATGCCAGTCACAAAATGCTCATCTAACGGAAAGTATAGAATAGGAAAAGGCTCATGTATTTATGAGACCGAAGAAGCAGCACATAGAGCATGGGCAGCTATAAGAGTAGCAATGGCAGATAGTTATAACGACTATCCACAAGCAGCAGTTAACGCAGCTAAAAGAGCAATAGCTTGGGCAGAAAAAAACGGGTGGGGTTCTTGTCTTACCCAAGTCGGCAAAGCCAGAGCATACCAAATTTCACGAAAAGAAAATATCACGAGGGAAACTATAAGCAGGATGGCAGCTTTTGCAAGACATCTGCAATATAAAGACGTTCCATATTCAGAAGGTTGCGGTGGCTTAGCAGTCGATGCTTGGGGCGGACAGTCAGGTATTGAATGGGCACAAAGAAAATTAAAAGAATTAAAAGGTGAGTAAATTAGAAGAACTAGGGATAAACTTAGGTTTATCTGTGGCAGGTTTTTTTGGTTCTGTCTTCTTTATAGAGAAAGGAAAAGACTTGCGAGAAACTTTAGTAGCTATGTGCGGAGGAGTTGCTTCTGCTAATTACTTAACACCTGTAGTAAGTGACTGGTTCGGAATAGATAAAATAAACCATCAATTTTCAGTAGCCTTTATTTTAGGCTTCATGGGATTGAAGGGAGTAGAAAGAATGGCTCATAAATTGTTTAACCAAAAATCAAAATAATGAAAGAGTACTTTCAGAACGTAAAGACAACCCTATTTGGTGCTATTGCTGGACTTCCTATTCTTTTGGAAGGTATTGCATCAAAGAACTGGGAAAGAGCCTTAGAAGGTCTAGGAATCCTTTTAATAGGAATCTTTGCCAAAGATGCCAAGTGATAAAATCACAATAGAACGAATAGCATTGCTTCATCCCAAATTAAGGGATGAGGCTCTAGCTATTTATGATGAGATTTGCGAATCATTAACAAATAGTGTTTGCAGGTTTTCATATACGCTTAGAACTTTTGCAGAGCAGGACAAGTTATTTGCACAGGGTAGGACAACTAAAGGAGCAAAGGTTACAAATGTTAAAGGCGGTTTTAGTTATCATAACTATGGACTAGCTTTAGATATAGTTCTGCTTATAGATAAAGATAAAAACGGATTATATGAAACTGCTATCTGGGATGTCAAAGGAGATTTTGATAGAGATGGCAAAGCAGACTGGATAGAGGTAGTTAATATATTTAAACAGTTTAATTGGGAATGGGGCGGTGATTGGAAATTTTATGATGCTCCACATTTTCAAAAAACATTCGGATATTCAGTAAGACAATTACTTGATTTACATACAAGAGGCAAAGTAGACAAGAACGGATATGTTCTAATATGAAAATAGGAAAACTAGTTAAAGAATATTTAACGACCTATCCAGATTTAAAAAACTATACTCTTGCTAAAAAAATATATCAAGAGCATAAGGTTTCTAATTTAGAGAATATCCGTAAAACTATAAACTATTATAGAGGCTCTAATGGTGCTAAGAGCAGAAAGACTTTATTAAATGAAACATTTCAGAAACCACTAACTTTTGACACTAGAAATTCAACTATGGAAAAAATTAACACTAGTGCTAAAGTTCTAATATTAGACATAGAAACTGCTCCTATATCTGCTTACGTCTGGGGGATATGGAATCAGAATGTAGGAACGCACCAAATACAAAGCGACTGGTTTTGTTTGACTTGGGCGGCTAAATGGTTGTTTGAAGATAAAGTATATTCAGCTAAACTAAAACCTGCAGAAGTCTTAGAACAAGACGATAAAAGAATTATAGAAGGCATCTGGAAGCTAGTTAACGAAGCGGACATAGTGATAGCACACAATGGAGAAAAGTTTGATATGCCTAAACTTAACTCTAGATTTATAATTAATGGATTAAATCCGCCATTGCCTTATCAACAAATAGATACTCTAAAACATATTAGGAGGCAGTTCGGGTTTACGAGCAACAAGCTAGACTATGTAAATAAATTGTTAAACCTAAAAAGAAAAAAAGAAACTAACTTTGAGTTGTGGGAAAGGTGCATGAAAGGGAATAAGGATGCATTGAAAGAAATGGAGGATTACAATGTTCAAGATGTTCGTATCTTAGAGGAAACCTATTTGCTTATAAGAGCATGGATAAAACCCCATCCTAATATGGGATTATTTATTCTAGACGAGAAGGAGCATAGGTGTCCGAATTGTGGTAGTAGTGATTTAGAAGTAATGGGTAAGACTTATAACACAACGGCGAATATTTATGAGTTAATGAGATGCAGTAATTGTGGAGCAAGTTCTAGGAAAAGATTAGGTTCGGCTAACATAAAACAAAAAAGGCATTTACTAATATCAACAAAATGATACCTAAAAAATTTAACAAAATGAGTATTCAAGAGCAGGAGGTTTTTCTTGTAAACAAATTAAAGGAATTGTATCAGAAGGAAAAAATTTACAGGAAAGCACTTGCACAAGTTAGAAGTAATGTTAAAGTAGAAATTAGGGAAATAGATAGACCAGACGAAGCAATATTAAAAAGTGAGAATTAAAGTAAAATATCGTAAACTAGGCAAAGAGAAAGTCTGGGGGTTTGCACACTCGGATGAGTTGATTGAATTGGATAATCGGCTCAAAGGAAAGAAGCACCTAGAGATTCTTATACATGAATGTTTACATATTTTATATCCTGCTGCAGAAGAAGAAGAAATAGTTAAAAAAAGTGTAACTTTGACTAATACCATCTGGCACGAAAGATACAGAAGGGTAGAAGATAATAACGATGAACCTTTGCAGGATGGCTCACTATGAGAAAGCATACTAAAATATACATGGACTACTTCGGATATTGCAAAGAAGATTTTTGTAGTTGTGAAGTTTGCGGTAGACGTGGCGTTGATGTGCACCATATAGATTGTAGAGGTATGGGAGGCAGTAAAGAGAAAGACACAATAGAAAACTTAATGTTAGTTTGCAGAGAGTGTCATTTAAAATATGGAGACAAGAAAGACTATATAGACTTTTTGAAAGAAAAGCATTTTGAATTTATGGATAACTATGGCAAGTTCTACTAATTATATTCATCCAACTGCTATAATATATCCTAACGTAGTGTTAGGTGAAAATAATTATATAGGTGCATATTGTATAATAGGTGCTCCTGCAGAACACAAAACTAATTGGGGGCAGACTAACGATATAGTGGTTATAGGTGATAACAATGTAATTACAGGACTAGTGACTATTGACGGAGGAATGGAGAATATAACCTACATAGGCAATAGGAACTTTTTTATGAAGGGAGTTCATATTGGACACGATTGCCATGTATGGGATGACGTTATAATAAGTTGTGGTGCAAAGGTCGGAGGTCATTGTTATGTAATGGAAAAAGTAAACATAGGATTAAATGCAGTCATTCATCAGAGGCAAACAATAGCAGAGGGATGCATGATAGGTATGAGTTCTGTAATAACTAAAAAACTAATAACTAAACCTTATTCTAAATACGCTGGTAATCCAGCTAAATATATTGGAAGTAATGAAGGCAGCAATAGTCCTACTAGATTATCTTAGACATGAGCATACTGCACAGGCAGTAGCTAGTTTTCCATTAGGAAACTATCCTTATGATATGTTTACTATAGATAAAAAGGGAATAGCTGCTGCATTAAATGAGGGCATAAGAAAAACAAAAGACTATGACATTGTTGCTTTTTGTGGGAATGATATTGTAATGCCTAACAACTGGCTTTTAATGGCAGTAGAACATATACAAGCAATACCAGAAACGGGTATGTGTGGGATTTATTGCGTAGAGCATCTACCAAAAACAGAAGTAATAAACGGAATAGAAGTACATCCTACTTGGGCAACATTCGGAAATGTTATAATACCTAGAAAAGCAATAGACACTGTAGGATATTTTAACGAAGCCTATGACCCTTATGGGATGCAGGATAGTGATTACGGACTAAGACTAACACAATTAGGATTTAAATCTTACTATATAAAAGGTTTACAAAGTTCTCACATAGGTCATGACGTAGGGGAGCAGACAGACTACAGAAAGATGAAAGACGAAGGATTAAACAAGGCAGGAGAAATCTGGTCAGAGTATACTAAACTATACCAAGAATCAAATAACTATACAATATTTTACGATGAACACATTAGGTAGACCTACTAAATATAAACCAGAATACTGCCAGATGTTAATAGACCACATGAGTGAGGGATATTCTTTTGAATCTTTTGGTGGAATTATAGAGGTAGCAGAAGATACTTTATATGAATGGGCAAAGGTGCATGAAGATTTTTCCGTCTCCAAGAAGATAGGAACTCAAAAAAGTATGGTATGGTGGGAGAAAATAGGAAGGAGCGGAATGATTAACGAGATACCATTCTTTAACGATAGAATCTGGAGATTGAATATGATTAACAGATTCAGAAGTAAATGGAGTGATGGAACTAAGAATGAGAATAACGATAAAGTAAAAACTGAAATAGTTGTTAGATACGAAGGAGATACCGATAACGCTGAAGAAACCCCATAAGGCACAGAGGCAAGTCTTAAATAGTAAGGCTAGGTTTATTGTGTTAATGTGTGGGCGAAGGTGGGGTAAATCTCTTATCTGCCAGAATATATCTATTCAAGATGCTTTAGAAGGTAAACTAGTCGCTTACATAACCCCTACCTATCAACTTGCTAAGGTTTTCTTTGAGGACATGAGTAAGTTAATCCCAACAGAAGCAGCAACTATAAATAAGTCTGATTTAACTTTTCACTTTGTTACTGGTGGAGTAATACGTTTCTTTACAGGAGAGAAGCTAGACAATCTAAGAGGTCAGAAATTCCATAGGGCAATACTAGATGAAGCACCTTATATCAAGAACTTAGAGCAGGGTTGGTTAAACTCAATTAGACCAACGCTAACCGATTTCAAAGGCTCTGCCATATTTGTATCAACTCCTAGAGGTAAAGATTATTTCTATAGTTTAACTATGAAAAATGGAGAGGATGGTTGGCAATCTTTTAAATTTACAACTTATGATAATCCATTTATAGATAGAGCGGAAATAGACGAAGCTAGAAGACAATTACCTGCACCAGTATTTGAGCAGGAGTACCTAGCTAACCCAATGGAGAACGCTGCTAATCCTTTTGGCTCTGAAAACATAAAGGCTTGTATAAGACCACTAAGCAATCAAGAGCCAGTTTGCTTTGGAATAGACTTAGCTAAGAGTTATGACTGGTCAGTTATAATAGGACTAGATGCAGGTGGGAATGTTTGCTACCTAGACAGATTCCAAAAGGACTGGCATACAACTAAACAAGCTATATTAAAGCTACCTAGAAAACCTATCTTGCTAGATAGCACAGGAGTAGGTGACCCAATTTTTGAGGAACTACAAAGGGCAGGATTAATGGTAGATGGATTAAAGTTTACGTCTAATTCTAAGCAGCAGTTAATGGTAGGACTTCAAAACGCTATTCATAGTAAATCAATAGGCTACCCAGACGGGGTAATAGTTAATGAGTTAGATATATTTGAATATCAGTTTACTGCTAATGGCGTTAAGTATTCTGCTCCTTCGGGGTTTCATGACGATTGCGTAATGGCTTTATCTTTATCATGGCAGAACTGGCAAAGCAGAATGGGTAAGGGAAAATACAGTTTTATATGAAGCAAGTATATTATAATTATTTACTTTGGGAAGACTACCAAAACGGAATGTGGAGAAAACATTCTAAAGAAGTAGAAGAACAAATGTGCATTGATGCTTTAGAGTTTATGCAGGATGTAGAACGCTGGGGGGATGCTATGATTAAGGTTGTTAAG